GCCGCGTTAGCGTTACGGACGCTGTGCGAGAAGTCCCGATCCGACACGTCGGCGACAGTTCTCGCCATTACGAACCTCCCCAGTAGCCTCTCACGCAAGCCGACCGGTGTATAAGAGAGCAAGTCACCCATCAAGTCCGGGAATAGCGGCGTAGCTCGACTCAAAACCGCGGCCAGATCGGTCGCCAGATCGCTGCAGGATAGAATCTCGCGTAGATCGCGATTCAGGGTGATCGACGGGAGGGCCTCTGTTGTCGCCTCACGTATGAGTTCAGTCTTATCCGTCGGACATGATAATGGAAGACTGTATGGATCGGCGAGTAGCTTGGTAGGGTCTGGGTGTTCAGGTGTGAATCGGCCCGCGAGCATAACACGCAAGAATCGCCCGACGACTGGGCACTGGCGGTTAACCCACCACAACGCGCCGAGGTCCCAGCTTAGAGGATCCGTCTCTCCCTTCATGAAGAATCGCGTCCAGGGAAGCGTGGGCAGTCCGCCGAGACTGCTGGGGATAAGCGACACAAAAGCGTATAATGAGCGATTACCTAGGATCCGTCGTAGATGCGGACGCTCGAGCGCATGTACGTAGGATTGGGAACGTTCACGCAGCAAGAGTCGTAGTAGGATGTTCTTCCATTGGACGGCGCGTATCGGTTCCCGAAGGGCGTCAGCAACCATCAGCGCACATGAGGAGACCCCGCTGATCTCACGCGTCAACGAGGGCGCAGTCCTATCCTCTCGACTGAACGAGCGACTCGCAAACTTGAGCGTATACATGACGTGTACGCCACGCACATAGAGCTCTTTCGAATATGTGATCACAGACCGTGAGTCGATACACTCTTCAGGCTTGATGTCGTGGTTCATTGTGTACGCGCGTACCTCGACAACCGCGAGCAAGTCAGAAAGCGCCGTCGCAAGCGACCGCCCCTTGAGGTCGAATCGCAAATGGAAAATCTGATTGTCTCCTTGTCCGGCCATTAAGAAAGAGGCATCTTGATCGGATAAGCTCCAGGTCATGAGGACCACCGTGCAAATTGTCCAAAAGAACTGTTGAATGCCTTCTAATCCCCCGATGTGTGTGCCACGCCATAGCACATCGCTTGGAGGCCACTGCGTTATTGGAATCTGCGGGCTGGCTCCGGGGGGAAGATAGTTTTTGTCTGTCACCACAATGGTTGAGTGCTCGAAGAACCAATGTATTTGGCTCCAGGCTCCAGGCATGCCGTAAATATCGTTAAGGTCAGCCGCAATTCGTCCTGTATTCCGCTGGTTCCACAGGTTGTTCCATGTGCTGAAGTCGAACTCAGTGAGCGCCGAGTTGGGGGAATCCCACTCTTTGGCAATCTGGTACAGCCTCGTCTTCTCCTCTGCCTCTGACATTGTCATTGTCTGCTGACGGAAGTATTTTTCGCCGAACCGCTTCAAATTCGCTTCAAGAATGATCCAATACAATCTTACCTCAAACGTCATCTTGGCGTAGCAACGAGCGGCCATCTTGAATTCGCGTTCCTTCTGTGTTAACTCGACAATCATCTCATCAGCGTGAAAGCGACGATCCCTGAGACGTTCAACTATATCGTAAGTTGAGATCTTGCCCTCTTTCAGAGCATGCAGGAGCACCCGGCGGCTGCGACTCGCTGGCACTCCCGTCTGTTCGGGGGAGAACCAGAAATT